CCGTAGTGACGCTGTCGTCGATGTCTTCCAGAATAATGTCGGCTAGCGTAACGGTGTTAAACCCAGCCTTAGATACGACGATGTCGTATCGGTTGTCGGGGGCGTAGAAAGAAACCAGCCCCGTAGCACTGCTTAGGAATGGATTGGCCTTGGCCGTTACGCCGTTATCAGAATACAGTGACGCGGGGGTCTGTGTGCCGGTAAGAAAAACCGCAACAGAAGCGTTGGCTAGAGGAGTAAGAATACCCCCCTCGCCGGTAGCTGTGACAGTGTCGTGAAACTTTTGCATGGCGTGCCTTATTTAGTAGTTTTGGACGTGCCGCCATCTGGCAGGTCAGCAACAGCACGAGACAACAGACCGCTGGCGAGCGCGTTGGAGTACGACTCTTGAAACATACGCGCGCGGCCAGACTCGACGTGTTCTGCGTCGAGCGATTCCATAAGCCAGCACACGCCGTCCAAAATAACCGGTAGGTACGCGTCGCTAAGCTCGATCACGTCATTCAGGGTGTAGTTTGGTAGGGTTTTCGCGTACGCGACGGTTAAGTCCTCCCCGCCTGCGGAAGGTGGGTAGACGTAAAAACGGTTGGGGTCGCGTGGATTACGCATCCACGTAGTAGTTGGGCCGGGGGTGTCGGCGCGCCACTTCGGGAACATGACATCCACAGCCTGCTGGTCGGCTTCTTTTGGTACCCGCCCCTCGGAGTTAGTCAAGATGTCCATAAACCGCATTGACTCGGTCGGCGCGCTCTGCAGCGCTCCCGGCACGGTAGTCAGCGTAGTTACCTTAATAAACAAATCCGGGCGAATGACTAGCATCCGCTTCAAAATCTGGTTAGTTTTGCGGACGATATAGTCGTCGCTGTACCGATACGGCGTTAGCTCGTCGAGCAGAAGCTCGCGGGCTTCTAAAACGATGTCAGCGACGGTAAAACTCATGGTAGTCCTCGTGAAGCCTCTTCGCGGAGGTCTGACTCATCAAAAACAATATCCTGCTTTACCACTGCGGCAGCTTTTTTCTTAGCTGGCTTGGCGGCTTCAGGCTTAGCGGCCTTTGGGGCACGGTCTGGGTAGGCTTGCGCCTCTGTAACTTCTTCGCAGATAGGATCACGCGCTAGGATTGGATTCCAATCGTAGATGGTGCCATCTGTCTTGTGTCGTAGATATTTACTCATTAGCGGGCACTTCCATGGGGGTAAGCCACGGCCTTGCGACCGTGACTTATTTTACCTCTGTCGGCTCGGAACGTATAGCCCCAAACCTAAAGAAGGGGGCCGAAGCCCCCGTCTATTACAGAGTTACGACAGCTTGTGCCAAGGCTTCACCCTTGACAACTTTGTAGCCGTAAACCTGCAGACCACGGATGATGTTACCGAAGGTGGTTTCGGCACGGATGCTTTCCATCTCGGTCATCTGTGATGCGAAGGTCAGGCCCATCTTGTGACCAGCAACGATGTCGAACTTGCCAGAAGACAGGTTCAAGTTGTGGCTCACGTAAACGGTGAAGCGGTCGATCATACCCAAGCGGCCATTGCGCAGGATAGAGGTGCCGTCGCCAGAGATTGAAGCGTCTTTCAAGTCAGACTTCTTCACCAAACCAGCCATTTTGGCGGGGATGACGATGAAGCGGCCAGCTTCAGGGGCGTTGGCTTCGTCCAACACGGTGCCCATGTCAACCATCAAGTCCAACACGTTGGTCTTGTCGATTGCCAAAGGTGCGCCAGAGGTACCCAAGTTGATGTCGGCAGAGATACGGCCAGCGGTTGCGCCCTTGTTGGTGGCAGCGATGCCAGTCAACATACCGGTCAACACGTTCTGGTCGATCTTGATCTTCATCTTCTCAGATGCGTCACGTGACCATGTGTCCATCAAGTTGATGTCGGCCTGAACCTTGTCCACGTCGTCTTCGATTGCAGCGAAGTACTCGCCTTGGTCGATGACCAACTGGATTTTTGGTTTGTCAGGACGCTCAACGGTCAGGGTCATGCCCTTCTCGTATGAACGGATTGTCAAGTCGGGAGTGGTACGGATGTTAACCGTGTCACCCATAGACTTGATTTCACCTTCATAGTCGGTGTTGGCAATAGCTGCCAAAACAGTAGCGTCGTAGAAGTTTTCGATCAGCTTAGCTGACCAAATCTCGGGGATAAAATTACCGCTGTATGCGGCACCGCCTGCGGCGACTGGAAAAGCCATTTTAGGACTCCTAAATCAAAAAGAAAGTTAAGCGGCGTTCAGGACAACACGTCCCTCACGTTGGGCCAAAAAGATATCGCTCTCAATGCTACGTGCTTCTTCCTCTTTGCCTTTGTACTTGCCGTCCATCTTGTCCTTAAAGAAAGCAGTGATATCTTGACGAGTCCACTGTCTCTTCTGGGCTTGAGTCGGAGGCGTTGTGCCGGATGCACGTCCGGGCGCAATCTGCCGTTCAAGTTTACTGGCGTTAGAGGTTTTAGCGGCAACAGCGGGAGCGGTTGCAACACCGGTCTCACGCTTCCACGTCTCGAAAATACTCACAACACGGGGTAGGTCGAGGTTCTCGTGTGCATCGGTCAGAAGTGTCTGTCGCTGCAACCCTGACAAGGGGTCGGGCGATAACAACCAGTTGTGGAACGCTTGGTTCTCGTTAACTGTCTGCCAATCTGGTACACGAGAGGATAACGCTGCGTAGAACTTCTCGTGGGTGTTTTGCGCCTGCTGGTGCGCTACGCGCTGCACCACAGGAACGACACCTTGGAGTTGGTCAATCCGACCCATCAGCTGCTGTACGGCTTGTGCCAGAGGGACAACTTCCTCACGGGTGACGCGTCGAGCGAACTCAACCATGTCCTCACCGTATTCGGTCATGTCTTTGTCTGTCACGTGCGAAGGACGGCTATAGTCCTGCGCTGGCGCCGATTGCATCTGAGTAATCAGCTGCTCCATGTTTGCGAGTCGGCCCTGAGTCTCATCCAACTGGCGCTTTTGCGCGTTGTAGACACCCTGAAGCGAACGCCAACGTTGAGCGTACGTATTGTTATTCTCGTCCGTATCGGAAGTGGTACGGTTTTCTTGCGTAGATGCAACTTCTCGAGTAGCTGACTCAGACGATTGCCCATCTTGTGAGCTGTCTTCAGACTCCGCAGAAACTTCCTCTGTAGAGGATTCTTCTTTGGGGCTGTAGAGATGCTCCGCGATAGCTTTCGCGTTGTCCACTTGCTCTTGGAGTTGAGTTGGTAATGCCATTTTGTACCTTGCTTTCTGCTAAGGAGTTAAGACCGTACGAGCTGCCGAAATTCGGTCAGACACTGCACCCGGCCTTTATAGGTGCTGAAGTGTTCTTGGGTGC